GCGGTAGTCGCTGCGGATGATCCTGCGTTCGTGGAAATTCTGTCCCAGATGATCACCTATGCGGAAAACCGCATGTGCCGCGAGTTGGACTTCCTGTTCACATCTACGGCACTTACAGGATACGCCTGCACGGTCGGAAGCCGGTCAATCACTATCCCGGATGGTACAATAGTTGTCTCCGAGCAAATCAACATTATTACCCCTGCCGGAACTGCGAACCCTGATGTTGGTACGCGCGTCCCCTGTCTTCCGACCACGAAAGAGTTCCTAGACGCCGTATATGGGGCTTCATCCTATACTGGCATTCCCCAGTATTTTGTCCCCTTCAACGACAATCTGTTTCTGGTAGGCCCCTTTCCTGACGAGAATTACTATGTCGAGATTGTCGGAACTTTCCGCCCGTCTAGCCTGTCCGTCAGCAACACAACGACCTTTATCAGCCTGTACCTGCCAGACGTTATGATCATGGCCTCCATGGTCTACATCAGTGCGTATCAGCGCAATTTTGGCCGCATGAGCGATGATCCTGCCATGGCTCAAAGTTATGAAGCCCAGTATCAGGCCCTGATTAAGGGTGCTTCGGTCGAAGAGGCCCGGAAGAAGTTTGAAGCGTCTGGCTGGTCGTCCCAGTCTCCGTCCGCCGTGGCAACCCCATCCAGAGGCTAATAAATGCCACATGCCTCACTCAAACTCGTTCCGGGCGTAAATCAAAACCGGACACCGGCATTGAACGAGGCTGCGATTTCAACGTCGCAGCTTATTCGCTTTGTGCCAGACGCTCAGGGAATCGGCCTGCCGCAGAAGCTGGGCGGCTGGACTAAGTATTTTGCTAACCCTATTGCCAGTGTAGTTCGGTGCCTGTGGGCATGGGCGGATGCGAACGACAAGAAGTATCTGGCTATTGGTGAGGTCGATGCCCTAGAGACCCTTACAGAAAACGTTCTGAGGAATGTAACGCCCAACACCATAACGTATAATGTTGCTGTTGACGTAAACACTACAAGTGGAAGCAATGAAGTAGAGATAGTCGTAACAGGAAGTAATATAACTTCCTACGACAGCGTGTATATCCAGACGCAGATCAGCGTAGGCGGTCTTGTACTTTTCGGGATGTATCAATGCTACGCAGTTGGCGCTAATTCATTTTTCATCTACGCAACTGACGTATTAGGACAACCGCAATACGCCACAGCAACCGTCAATGATGGCGGCGCGGTTCCTGTCTATGACTCAACGGATACCTCCTCAATCGTTCTGGTTACGCTTGCAGATCATGGATATTTAGCGGGAGACACATTCACTGCGTTGATTTCCACTGTCATATCAGGCATCACGATTTACGGTAACTACCTGATCACAGAGGTGGTTACGACGGACACATTCAATATCCAGACTTCTAATGCGGCGACTTCGAGCGATACAGTCTCCATGAATGCTGGGGAAGCTAGGTATCAGTTCTTCATTGGTGAGGGTCCGCTCCCTCGCGGTACTGGTTATGGCGTCGGACCTTATGGTGCTGGCGGGTATGGCAGCGGTGTAGCGCCGGTTCCAAATCCGGGTTCATCCATATCTGCCTCTGACTGGTCGTTAGATAATTGGGGCAGTGTACTAATTGCAAACCCATTTGAAGGCGAAATCTATACTTGGAATCCATTAGTTAATGCTGTTTCCGCAAGCATTATTACGAATGCCCCGACCAAAAATGTGGGTTGCTTTGTGGCGATGCCTCAAAGGCAGGTCATTGCCTACGGCTCTACATTTAACGGAATCATCGACCATCTTCTTGTCCGGTGGTGTGACGTAGAAAACTACAATGACTGGATAGCTACGCTAACAAATCAGGCTGGGTCCTACAGGCTACCGCGCGGGTCACGCATTATCGGTGGTATACAGGCACCGCAACAGGGCTTGATTTGGACTGATACCGCCTTGTGGTCCATGCAGTATATTGGACAGCCATACGTCTACAGTTTCAACGAGGTTGGCACAGGCTGCGGACTGATCGGTCAGAAAGCTGCCGGTACTCTGGACAACACTGTCTTTTGGATGGGGCCTGCCCAGTTCTACAAACTGTCAGGAAGCGGCGTAGAAACCCTTTATTGCCCTGTCTGGGATGTTATCTTCCAAGACATCGACTTGCTTAATCTCAACAAGATCAGAGTTGCTGTAAACTCGCTATTCAATGAAGTGGCTTGGTACTATCCGACCACAAGCAGCAATGGCGAAGTTGCAAAGTACGTTAAATATAACAAGGGCCTTGACAAGTGGGACTTTGGTACTCTGGGCCGCACGGCTTGGATCAACCAGTCTGTCCTAGGAAAACCTATCGGTGCCAGCCCGCAGGGGTATCTCTATCAGCATGAGACTTCGCCCAATGCTGATAACCAGCCAATGCTACCTAGCTTCCGCACTGGCTACTTCGCCCTGAGCGAGGGAGACGTTAAGACCTTTGTTGATCAGGTTTGGCCTGACATGAAATGGGGCTATTACGGCGGAGTGCAAAGCGCCAACGTCCAGATCACGTTCTATTATACGGATTATGCTGGTCAGGAGCCGCGCGTCTCTGGCCCGTTTACGGTTGCTCAGGCTACGCAGTATGTCACCCCCCGGTTCCGGGGCAGGCTGGTTTCAATTGAAGTTTCGAGCAGCGACATCAATTCATTCTGGCGTCTGGGTAACATCCGCTACCGCCTCCAGCCTGACGGGAAATTCTAATGTCCGTCCCATACATAATCGGGAACCCATACATAGATGCCAATTTTGCGGCGTCAGTCGGACCTACGGGACCCGGAGGGGCGACTGGTCCAACTGGTAATATTGGGCCAACGGGACCAACGGGTCATGGCCCAACAGGCCCCACAGGACCTTCTGGAGGCCCTGTTGGACCAACAGGCCCCACAGGACCTTCTGGAGGCCCTGTTGGACCAACCGGACCCACGGGTCCATCTGGCGGTCCGATAGGTCCCACTGGTTCAACCGGACCCACTGGCCCCGGTGGTGCAGGCTCAGTTGGCCCGACTGGAGCAACTGGACCCACAGGGGCAAGCGGCACAATTTGGCTAAACGTCAAATCATATGGGGCCACTGGAAATGGATCAACGGATGACACTGCCGCCATTAACTCCGCCATTGCAGTAGCTAATAGCACCGGTCAGACCGTCTATTTTCCAACAGGAACGTACAATGTCACGGGCCTAAGCAGCGTCACAAAAGAGGGCGTAACGCTAAGGGGCGATGGTCCCCGCTCAACTGTTATTCAAATGACATCGGCCACTGGCAACACAATGACGCTGGGAGCAAATGCTCAGTTTGCAAGCATCCGTGAAATGGCATTTATGCCAAATGTTTTTAGAACTAGCGGGTATGAAATATACGTCACGGGTGGATTTGAACCTATTATTTACTCTGTGTTTATTGAATGGGGTTACAACGGTATTGGCATAAACAGCACGACCCGTGGCTCCATTGAAAACGTAAGCATGCGGTATATGACCGGAACTCAAGGCATTGGGTTTCTGGGCAACTCCGGCGAATCGCACGGCCTTTTCGTTAAGGATTTGGTTTGCGATAACCCTTATCCATATTCTTCGCCCGATAGTAGTGCTTGGACTTCGTTCCAAGCCTCGCATTCTTACACTGCTGGGCAGCTTTTCACGGCTAACAACTGGGTATGGCAAGTAACAACAGGGGGTACTTCTGGTGGCTCTGCACCGGCTGCGCCCACTACAACCAACTGGTATTACACCCCCGTAGCAAACGGCTCTGCCTATGTTCAAGCAGTATGCTCAACCAATTTAAACTGGATACTGATGGATTCTAATGCCAACAGCCTTACGGGCGTTGGGATTGTCCTCCTCAATGGCTACACCGGATTTAAGATGGTTCATAATGGTAGTGGGACATACCCTAGTTGGGCGTTCTTCTTTGACCTTGAAACGGACCATTGTTACGCCGCTGGCGTATCTTTGGACGCAGGTCGCGGGTTTCATGCTGATGGTTCGTATATTGGATCGACT